TACCTGTCAGGTATTATAGTCCATTGGATAAAAAATGGCACAGATACTTTCCAGACTTTGTGATTAAGACAATCAAAGATAAAAAGTATATGATAGAAATTAAACCATCTAGGCAATGTAAAAGACCTAAAACACCTAAAAGAAAAACAAGGTCATTTATGATTGAATCATTTAACTATATTAAAAATAAAGCAAAATGGTCTGCTGCTAGGTCATTTTGTTCAGATAACAATATGCAATTCAAAATTATTACTGAAAAGGATTTGGGAGTTGGTAAATATTAAATTGAAAATGATGTGCCACAACCACAAGAGGATTTGGCTTTAGGGTTATTGAATATAAAATTAGAACCAAATATATCGTTCTTATAATCTAATTGCATACCTAATAGATACATTTCATATATTTTATCTACTAATAATATATTATCTACAAGAATATCAGTTGGTTTAGATTCATTTTCAAACGTCCAATCATATCCAAACCCAGCACAACCACCACCCTTTACAGATAATCTAACAAATACTTTTCTATTTGTTTCTGTTAATTCTGCTAATCTATTTTTTGCGTTTTCTAATATTGTTATCATTTATTTTACCTAGTTTCCACTCCCAGCAACATTAGAGAATTCGCTATCGTTCTTACCAGTATGGCCATAAAGGCTAATATTATTTGATGACCTACTATCTACAACTGCTTTTTTAGAATTATCAATATTAAAACTTCCTGCTGACAGATCCAACGCTTTTAATTTAGTTCTTTCAGCTGTAAAAACGTTCTTAATGTCTAACAAGGATCTGTTTTTCTGTGCCTCCGATAAATTCATACTACCTGGTTCTCTATCTGACATAGCAAGGTTTATGGTAGATAACGTTCTATAATTCCTAACCTTGCCATACCTATACGTCTGCTCCAACTCGTGGAGTTTTTTCTTATTTATTTTCAGTATTTTGTGAAGTTTGTCTGCATCCTCCGCTTCTTTGGAAAATTCGCTTAGGTCTACTTCTTGGTCATATTTATTATAAACTATGTCAGGTACTATTGCTTTCTTTAAAGTTTCAAGTTGGGTTTCTTGAGCAGCTATTAATTTCGTTAATATATCTATTTTAGGAGCTATTTCTGTTTCTCTTTCAAACTTATCAGACAGTGCTAGGTCTTCCATATATGCTGGAGTATCAATACCTTTTGATTTATTTAATTTTATTGTTTCTTTTGCTGAAGCTTCTATGTGATCCAAAAGTATTCCTAAATTATCTTGTGCTATTTTTTTATCTTCTGGTGCTAATTTTCCTGTATCTATTATTTTCATTATATGTTCTACTGTTCTCATCATAACGCCCATTTTATATTCATCTGCCATCATTATATCAAATTTTTCTTTATCTAGCGTTTGGTTAGCCATTTGGGATGTAGCGTCAACTGTCTTTTTTTGGTCACTTGGTGAAAGAGGATCTTTTCCTTCAGCACGCTCTCTAGCTTCTTTCATACCAACCAATAGTTTTTGTTGGGTAGTTAATTTATCATCTCCCATAATCGCACCAGCTAAATTCTCATTAATTTTTGAATACCATTTTTCTTCTTCCATTGCCATATTATCATTAAAAGTTTTTTGTGTCATACTAGTAATTTTATGTAAATGGTCTAACACTGAAGCTCTATATTCTTCCATTTCACCAGATACATAACCTATACCTGCTGCTAGTGCTATTGCTAATGAGGCAGCAATAACAAACGGCCAACCTCCTATTAATGCTCCTAACGTAGTTCCAAGCAGTTTAGTTCCCATTGTTAAACCGCCTACTCTAGCTGCCATTATCAACGCTGGTCCTGTTAAAGCAATATGACCCCATTCAAATCCACTAAAGTCAGAAGCTCGTTTTTGACCTGAAAACCATTCATAAAGTGATGTAATTCCCATAGTAGCAGCCAATAATAATCCTGCTGCTATTCCTTTTTTACCAAACATAGCAAATCCCAATCCAACCGATAGATAAGTTTGCATTTGACTTTTAAGTTCTTTATCCTTTACCAAACCAGACATTAACATACCACCAATGTATCCACCAAGTATTGATAAAAAACCTACTTTAAATATCCCTTTCGTAAACGCCAACAACCCAGTAATTGTAAGTAGTTTTCCCCATTTACCTGCTAAGAATCCTCCTAAAAAAGTGCTAACTCCAGATTCACCAGGTAGTTCTCCTTTAAGTATGCTATCAAACGCAGTTTCTTTTTTACTCTTTTTTTCAAGGTTGTCTTCTTTTTTTTCTTCTCTAACTAGTCTTGCTTCATTTTTGTCAAACTTTACTCCTGCCTGTAATGCGTCAAAAACCTTTGTTATTTTATCAATAGTTTTTCGTTGTAAATCAGCTATAGTATCTAATACACCCAAAGAACCACTTGAGTCTCTTTTTGTATTATTTGCAACTGCTGTTGCTCCTACTAAAGTTTGCCCTACTTTACTTTGGATATTTTGTCCAAGTAAAGTAACGTTATCTGCTACTACTACCGTTTCTGCCATTGATTTTCCTTAATATTCTTCTTCTATTGTTGGTTGCCATATAGTATGTCCTTTATGCCAAGCCAAGCCAAATCCCACTGCACCTAGGAATAACATCAAACAGATGACCATTAGGATCTCTTTCCATATACTCACTATATACTATTCATTATCTCTTTAACAAAGTCAGCATTTGCTTTCTTTGTTTCATCACATATTGTTCCTGCTGTACTGACCGTTTCATTACATAGTTCTTTTGAAACTTCAATACACCATCTTTTTAGTTGTTCTATCATTACTCGTCCTTCTTATGCTTACCTAAAATCTTAACTATTTCCCAAGTACCATCTTCATAATGATGTACATTTGCGTCAACTAAATCACACATAAATGCTAAACTTTCACCATCTATTTTATATGTTATACCATTTATTTCTACACTATCTGTTTCTTCAGATTTATTTCTCCAAGCTTTTTCAACTTCTCTTTTGGTCTTTAAGCAATCGGACATACTATTTGCGCCTTTATGGTCAATTAATGAACCATCTGCAAATACACATACTGCAAATACTACTTCAGCTTTCTTCTTATCTTCACTCATATCCCCACATTCACCAGCAGCATAGGCACTAGTAAAAAATAAACTAAACAATATTGTTAATAATAATTTTTTCATATTTCTCCTTATCTTATTGGTGGTACATATAATATGCCACCATTGTTCCATAGATTATTTAATCCTCTTTCTAAAGCAAGTGGTGTTTCTTCTCCCACATTTCTTTCAAAAGACTCTCCGTAGTTTCCTACTTGTTGGATAATATTATATCCAAACTTCATTCCAAGTCCTAACATAGGACCAATGTAACCTTCTACTCCTAAAATTCTTTTAACTTCTTTTGATTTAGAAGTTAACATTAATTCAACATTTTTAGAAGTGATACCTGCCTCTTCAGCATTAATCATAATGAACATAGTCCATCTTACTACATCTTCCCATTCTTGGTCGCCTTGTCTTACAAGTGGACCTAATGGTTCTTTAGATATAATTTCAGGTAGTACCACCCAATCATCTGGATTTTCTGCACCTGCTCTTGCGGATGCTAAACCAGAAGCGTCTGTAGTAAAGACATCACACTCACCAGCAAACAATTTTGCTTTTGCGTCTTTGTTACCTTCAACATATACTGGTTTATATGCCATATTGTTTTCTGCAAAATAGTCATTTAAATTTAATTCGGATGTTGTTTCTGCTGTAATACAGACAAACGCACCATTTAATTCTGTTGCATTTTCAATATCTAAATCAGTAGGTACTAAAAATCCTTGTCCATCATAATAGTTTACACCTGCAAATTCAAACATCAAATTAACATCCCTACTAATTGTCCAAGTAGTATTTCTTGCAAGTAAATCAATTTCGCCAGACGCTAATGTTGGGAATCTTTGAGCAGCGTTTAAACCTATAAACTCTACTTTATTTGAATCACCAAATATTCCAGCGGCAACTGCCCTACAAAAATCTACATCTAAACCACTCCAATTTCCTTCTTCGTCTTTAGCGGAGAAACCAGGTAAACCTGCATTAACTCCACATACAACGTAACCTCTATCTTTTACAACATCAAGTAGACCTAATTCTCTTTCTACTTTAAAACTCTTTGTTGGAGCACAACTTACTAAAAAAAATGTTGCAATCAATAACATTAATAATTTTTTCATATGATTAATCCTGTGTTAATACCTTTATTTTTTTCTTTTTCTTCTTTTCTGTTAAAGACTTCGCCGTACCACCTAATTTTAAACTACCAGATTGGTCAGGCATTTTATTTTTAATACTAATAATATTACCATCTTTATCTATTTCAGCCATTGATGGTCCACATATTACTCTACGTCCATCGTGTAACTTTTCTATCTTTCTTTTATCTTTCAAACAATCCATTAAACCATCATACTTAACAAATTCGCTTGAAGTATCGGTTACAATGAACATTGTTATAATAGTGACTAGTGTAGCAGCATCCATTTAATGTGTACCTCCGTTATTTCCATTTTTCTGGTCCCTAATTTTGTCCTTTAATTTTTCTATATCCTGTAAAGCCTTTTCCATATCGGTCTGTAATCTTTCAATATTTACTTGGTTGTTCATCATACCCTTTAATTGTAGTTGTAAGGACTCCACTTGTCCTGACAAAAATTCTATAAGCATAAATTGCTCAGAATCAGCAGGCGGAGAACCTAAATCCCCCCTTGGCCATTTGATCCTAAATTCATTATTTTGTGCAATATCACCTGTAATTAAAGAATCTATATCTTTATCAATTCTTGACACTTCACTAGTTAAATCTTTTTCTGCAAGAGTAGATTTAGTTTCTAAATTATTTAATCGCTCAATTACACCAAAATACGCCCACACTCCAATACCAACAGCAGCCAATATGGATAAAAGGTTTCTCATTGGCATTGAAATTGCTGTGTTATCTGATATCTTCATAAATCTCCTTATTTCTTATTTTTAGGTAATTTCGCACCTGGTTTGCCAACATATAATCCAAAGAAGGCAGCGCCAGCACCCACAATAGTGGATATAAACATTGCTTGTGAATTCGTTGGGTCTGGTAATTGCATAAACCAAGTTACTGATTTATAAAATGCATAAATGTATGACAACATTACCATTCTAGGTATGACTCTAAACTTGTCTAATAGACCTGCTGTCTTATTATACCAAGTAGGAGCGTCCTCACCTTCATCTGGAACAAGGTCACTCTTCTTTAGTTCATACTCTTCGGTTGTCTTTTTTACTTTAATTAAATCGTCAGCCATATAGTCCTATTTATTCTGCATATTTCTATGTCTAGTTCTATCATTTTCCTCTTTTATGTGAGTTGATAGCATATTCACATAAATTTCCCTCTCCCAAGGTATCATCATTTCAAGTTCAGATAGTGAATATTTATGATGTTGCATAAGCGTAAAATTCACTTGAAAATAATTCTCTAAACTTTCGTGAGAGAGGGCAATACGAAAAAATCCTGTAACCCTTGCAAGGTTAATTTACTTGTCTTCTTTGTCTTCGGGTTCACTATTTCTATTTCTTGCTTCAATTTAGGCATACTATCAAAAAAATCGTTAATTTTCTTAAATGCTTTACTGTCTAAACTCTCTATAAATTTATTCAATTCCTCTTTAGTATAATCACTAGGTGTATGTGTTTTATCTCCTTCATATATTTGATGAATTGTACTGACCAACATATCAAACATCACTTGAGTCTTTTTACCTTCTACATTAATTTTTGGATCAATTGAATTAATTGTAGGATAACTCATAACAATCCCAATCTTTTTCTTATCATCAAGCACAATATTGTTAGTATGGTCTTCATCTACGTGTACTTCCACTTTAGACAAATCTATCTCAACATCTGCATAAGTTTCCTTATCATCTGGACATAGCAATTTAAGTTTTGCTATTTCACCAACTGACTTCGCTCTTATCTGTAAAAATATATACTCTACATCAAATAAAGGTAATGTATTAATATCTATAGTACCAAATGTACAAGCGTGGCAAATCTGTTTCAAAGCAGTAGTCATTTCCTCCTGCGATTTTGATTCTAATGCCATTAACAATACTTTTTCCTCTTTTACAAGGAAAGGTCTGTACTTAACCTTAACGTCCTTTGATGGTAACGTCAACTCATATGTCGCTGTTTCTATTATAGGCAATGCCATAATCTCTTCTCCTTTTTATTATATATTACTTATTAATAACGAATGGTGGAAATACTCTTCCTCCTGTACCTTTACCAATCGGTATATCTCTTCTAATTTTCTCTATAACTCGTTTACTTGCACGTCTAATTTCTGGTGGCATTTTTGATAATATTCCACCAATTATTCCATAATTTTTAGCAGGTATAATATTTGGCATATCAGGAACACTTGTACCTAAACCAACTTCATTAATGGCGTCTAATGTTAAATTCTCCCAAGTTCTAAATGCAAACTTTACAGGTATGTTCATAGGTATCATATCATCTACCATTGATTGATATTGTATTTCTCCAATTGTTTCTGGATATACTTCGTGCAATCTTATACCATAGGTCATTCTATAGTTATCATCATAATCTCCATCTTTAGAACTTTCTCTATACTGTCCTAATTGATATATATCCATTTGACCTACATATGCGTCATAGTAATTTAAATTATGAGTATGGGTACTAAACATTTTCTTTTGCCAAGTTTCAAAAAATGCTCTTTGTCTTAAAAACTTATCTCCCATAAACGAAGCTTGAAGATTTGAACCATAAACATATGCATAAGGCATTTTTCTACCTGGTCCATAGGTCACAAAATTTTGAGTTGCTACATCCCTATGAGGTAATGTAATTTCAGTACACATCAACTCTACATTTCGTTTCATTTGGTCGTCATTAATAAGACTATCAGCAGGACGTACAGTGTAATCTCTTTCTCTTTCACCAAATTGTTCTTTAACAATGTCCTTTGGTGGATATAATCTAATTAAAAATCTATTTGCTC